CACCGCCATGTCCTGATTGATGATGTAGGGATGGTCGAGGATGAGCGGCTTGGCCGCGATCAGATCCACCGCGGCGCCGTCGCGGAAGCTGGCCGTCAAACCGGGCTGCCACAGGGGACGGTTGTTTCCGTCCACCAGCTTTTTGATGGCCTTCAACGTGGCGTCATTGAACATGCAGTAGGTGGCCGGGTTGAAGCGGTAGGCCGGGTCCACCGCGTGTTCCAGGTTCACCAGATCGGCGTAAGCCGGGCCGAGCACGCCAGCGCCGGAGTTACTGGCGAATTGGGAAGTGCTGCCGGCCGCGACAGCGGCGGTCACGATGCCGTTAGGTTCGCTGTTGCCTGAACCGACCGTGCATTTGTTGTTGTACAACCGGCCCAAACGGGTGCCGAGCAAGCGAGCAGTCAGGGCGTCCATGTCGAAATAGGCGTCTTCGATCAGGGCCAGGGGGATCAGCACCAGGTCCGAAGACCCGATGTAAGCGTTGAACGTCACCTGATTGAAGACGATGTCGGTTTCGGTCACCTGGGTGTTGACGCCGAGAATGCGGCCCTTGTTGGCAGTGTCGTTGACGGTCGGCCAGGGGAAGGGGTTGCCGGTCTCGGTGGTGAACTTATCGACCACTCCGGCGATTCCGCCAAACCACTTCTTGGCCTCTTCGAGTTGCTTGCTGAACCCGGTCGGGATCAGGTAACCGCCGCCCGTGGTAGTGAGCGTCTGGGCATTCCTGATACTCAGGTCTTGCCGCATGAACTTGCGCTCGTCGGCGTCGAGTCCGGCAATACCGTTGCGCAGAAACTTCGAGAAAGCCCGGTCCGCCGGAGATTTCTGAGCCTGCTGTTTCGGGCTGGTACGGAATTCGTCCCGGAGCTGCTCGACTTGCTGTTCGTCGATCCGACCTTCCGGAACCTTACTCAGGTCGGCCCGTATGGAGTCGGACTTCTCCGCCGCCTTAATGCTGTCTTCGAGGGCCGTGTAATCGGTTTCGAGCGCGTGAAACTTCTCACGCTCTTCGGAGGTCAGGCCCCGGTTGTTTTCGTTTTTCGCTTTGTCCACAATGGCCTGCAACTGGGCGGCCAGTGGCGCGAGCTTTTCCCGTAACGCTTTGGCGTACATGAGCTTTCTCCTTGTGTTGTTCAGGTTGCGCGCCTGCGAGCGCCCTGGCGCCCACGCCTCGCTTGCCGATGGTTGTGGGATCGGCTTTTAACTCGATTCAGCGGCCCAGCATCGATATGCGGGCCTCGTACAGACTCAGATCCGATTCCGCGCTGGCGCCTTCCTGCATTGGGCAGTCCTTGCAGTTCTTGTCGGCGCAGTCCGCGTTGGTGCAGGCGTCGCAGTTCGACGCCGCGCAATTCTCACACGAGCATTCGCACTCAGCCTTCGCCTGGAATCGCGCGCGGAACCTCTGCGCCAGCGCCATCGCTTCCGGCTCCTCCGCCTGGCTGATCTCGGTGCAGAATCCGTCTCGCAAGCAATCCTGGGAGGACATCCACGTTTCGGCATCCATGAGGGCCTGGATTTCCGCCGTCGTTTTTCCGGTGCGATCCACATACGCCTGGCCAATCGCCTCCGAAACCTTATCCAGCGTATCGGCCATCTTGCGCATGTCGCTGGCGTAGCCGCGGCAGTCGGACCAGGCATTGTGAATCATCATCATGGAGCTCGGCCCCATCGTGATCGTGTCGCCGGCCATCGCCACGATGGAGGCAGAGGAGGCGGCAACGCCATCCACGAAGACGGCCACCGGCTTGCCCTGCGAACGCATCAGGGAATGAATTGCGATGCCTTCGAAGGCGTCACCGCCGGGCGAGTTGACGCGCAATGCAATCTTGGTGTAGCCGCCGGCCAAGTCCATCTGCTTTTTGATGGCGGTGGCGCTGATCAGCCCTTCGGTGGAGCAGCCCCAGGACTCCAGCATGCTGATGGTGGCCGCGTCTACGATATCCCCGTAGACCAGCATTTCGAGTGTCCCGTCATCCTTCAGGGAAGCCCGAAAGCCGGGCCTCATCCCCGTGGCCGCGGGCTTCGGTTGCTCCGGGGAACCGTGGACCCGAAGTTTTAACGGCATTTTCAGAGTTTCTCCCCGATGTAGTCCGCCTCGCCCATACTGGCGATAAGCCGGAGTTGTTGTTCCAGCCACCCGACGTGTTTCTGATGCCACTTCAGGAGGTGCTCGAACAGGTTGCGCGTGGTGTCATCGAACGCCCTCATGGCAACCTGTACGGCCTGTTCATACGGCTGCACAATGGCCATTTCGAGCGCCAACTCGGCCTGAAATAGAGCGGTCAGTCCCGCCGCCTGGACAACCGGCGCAACCGTATAGTTCAGGTCGCCACCGAGCAAGAGCAGCCGGTCCTGTATCTTCTTTACCCAACCGTGGGCATCCCCGCCAAATCTGTGGAGCACCTTGGATACTTTCTTGGCCCCCACGAACTTGACGTTTCGCCAGTCCGCGCGGTACTGCGCGTTCAGGTGCGTCTCCGCTGCTACCGCGGATTGCAGCGTCGCTAAAACTTCCAAATTTCTCGTCATGCGATCCCCCCGGCGAGTGCGCCGTAAACCTGTTCTGTGATTCGTGCCGCAATGGCCGCGGCGTCTTTCTTCTGCCAACCGGCGGCGGAGGAAGCGATTTCCGCAACTTGCGATTCGACGGCCTCCAGCTCCCGCCTCGATAGATCGGCGTTTCCGAATCGCCGCGCAACGAGCGCTTGGGCCATCGACGCGACCGCCGGGTAAATCGCGCGCCGGGTGAATTCGGCCTCTCCACCACGGTTGATCGCACGCCCGACGGCATCCCGGAACAGCCGGCGGTAGGAGGCGATGATCTGGTGGCCCCGTAACTCGGCGGCCGGGTTCCCCTCGTCGGAATTGGTGCCAGCGCCCCCGCCGGCCGCCGAGTTATCCTCTGCGCCGGGAAGTAGGGACGTGAGGGAAATGTATGCCCCTTGAACGATCCGAATGTGGCCACCGTCGGCCTCGCCTATCGGATTCTGCCTGAGCGCCCGGAGCACATCATCGGCATGATAGATGCCGCCGTTTCGAAGCGCCATCAACCCGGCCGTCTGCGACGCGAAGTCGCCCCGCGTCAGGTCCATGAAGTTGTGCTCACAGATAAACGGGCCGCTGAGGAGCTTATAATTGATCTCCTGTTCCATGTTCACCGCGCGCGGCGAAAGACAGAAGCGGACGTAATCGAGCCCCTGGTGTTCGATGTTGTTGTTGGTCGCCCGCTGAAGATCCTGGAGAAGGTGCATGGGCACGCGGTAGAGGCAAGCTATTTCCTCTTTTTGAAACTTGCGCGTGGCGATGAATTGGGCATCCTCGGGGGGAATGCTGATCTGCTCCCACTTCATGCCCTCCTCGAGAATGACGGGCCGGAGGGCCGTTTCCCCGGTGGCCCATTCGCGCAGGGACTTTTTGAGGTTCTCGTACGCCTCCGGCTCCAACGTCTGCGGGTGGCTCAGTACTCCTGTGGCTCGGGCGCCATTTCCGAAGAACTGCGCTCCGAACTTCTCGGCGGCCATGCTCAGTCCGAACGCGTTCTTGCATAGCTGGATTGGAGAGAGGCCCACGATGCCATCGAGGGATAGACCCATGAAGTGCAGCATGTTCTCGGGGTCGATCCGCGCAACCTGGCCGGTGTCAGTCTGCGTGGTGGCATAAGCAAACTCCCCATTGATCTTCACCGGGGAGGTCCTGCCGGAATCGAGCGGCACGAGCGCGATCACGCGCGCGGCTTTGTCCCGCTTGATCCACGAATAGCCATTTCCATAGGAGGAGACCGAAGCGAGCATCGCCGCGCGCCAGACCTGGCTCGACATATTCGGGTTCGGACGATCATGCAGGAGCGGGTAATAGCGGTGCGTCGTCGCCAGCCGCATACTGTCGTCGGGCATCTGCTGGAAGATGTCCAGGGAAATGCGCGAGAGGTCTTCGCTGATAATCTTGATGCAGCCATATGCCGTGGTGAGCCGCAGCGCCTGCTTCTCGTTGACCATCATGCCGGCGTCGGAACGGCCAATCCCGAGCGATTCAAAAAGCGCGCTCATCGGGAGCAGCGGCTGCGCCGGATCTTCGAGCGAGAACGCCTTGATGCCGAGGTTGTTACTCAGCCAACCCATTACTGTCTCCGATTCGCCGCCAACGCTTCACGCTTCGCTATGCGCTGGGAGCGCTCGATCAAGAGTGCGAACGAAAAGAACATCAGGCCGGCCAGAATCAGCGCCGCCGGCCAGTAGATCGCGGCCACGCCGGATTCGAACGTCAGGAAGCCGGCAACAATCAGCACGTCCTGAAGGTCAAGCTTCTTCATAAAGTGAGTAACCCGCGGGTCGCATAAATCGAGTGCTTCTTGGGCGCCGCTGCCAGTGCCCGCGCCATGGCCGTCACGGTCGCGGAGATCCCGTCGATGCGTTTGGACGATTTGGATCTCTCTGGCTTACTCGGCTGCACGTTGTCCTTGTGATCGCCTTGGAGCCGCAGACATCGAGCGTTCCAATTGAACACCGGATTGTTGCCGTGCCGGATTCGCTGATCGAGGTACAGCGCGAGGAGTTCTTTGGTTGGCGAACTCAGCATCTTGAAAGTCTGGGCGATGTCCACCACCGTGATTCCCTCTTCCTTCTCCAACTTCTCGGCGGTATTCTTGAAATTCCACGGGTCAAAAGGCATCTCCCGAAGCTGAAACATTCCGTTAGCCCATTTGATTTTGTCCGTGATGGCATCGAGCTTCACAGAGTTGCCGGGCGTGGACGTGATGAAACCGCGCCTAACCCACTCCGAGTACGGGACCTTGTCGCGCCGCTCCCGCTCGGCAACCTTCTCTTCGGGCATCCAGTAGTACAGCAGCACGGACCATTGCTCGCACTTTCCAGGCGGGAACAGTAGCGCCAGGGCGGTCAGATCGACAGTCCAGGACGCATCCACTCCGGCCCAGCAGGGCTTGCCAACCAATTCCCAATTCCTGATGAGCAACTCGTCATCGTATGTGGGCCAGGTTCGAAGGTCTACGCCTCCGCCGCACTGTTGCCATTTGACGATATCGATAACCGAATCCTCCTGCTGGCCCCAGTATCCGAGTTGGTAGCGCAGGTAGTCCGAACGGATGTGCGGATCGTTCTCCGCCTTGCGGCAGAGGTCCGCGAGGTCTTTGTCGCGGACGTACCCCCCATTGTCCTCATGGCTCGGGTTCGCTGCAATGCGCGCTTCTTTCGACTTCCAGTAGTCCGGATCGGCTTCAATGCGTTTCGAATCGGCGGCCCAGATCCGCCCGTAGAAGCGGGGGTCCTGGAAGACCTTCTCTTTGATCTGGATCGCGTATTCGTGTCGGCGGTAACAGAGCGGCGATTCATCAGGATCCCCGGCGCTGGTGATGTCGATGATGAGCGGATTTTTCCGCTTCATGATCTTCCGCTCCAGCACCTCGTTGAGTTCGAGTGCACGGAAGGTCCGCCAGCGGTGAAGTTCATCCCGGACTACGAAGGAAGGAGCCAGCCCGTCATGCGCGAAACCATCTGCGGAGATCGCCTTGTAGAAGCTGGTCGGATCGTCGCGGCGCACGATGGTCTTGGTCGATGGCGTGACCAGCATCCTGGATGACAGCCGCGCGTTGGCGCCGATCATCTGCGCCGCGGCGCGGAAAACAATCGAGGC